GTCGCGGTAGTTATCACTTGAGAGGGGCATTTTAAATCAAATGGTGGAAGATCAGGCTGTAATATTTCACCCGCTACCACGCTAGCGATCTTGGGTTTGAAAAAGTGGTTATTATCCCATTTCACATTCCCAATCTCATCAAGAGTCATGGCAGAATCCAGTCCTGATTCGATAGCGTTGATCTCATCTACGCTCAAATCCAACAACTTGCACATCGCCGATAACAGGCCGTCAGCATCATCCTGTGGATATGGTCCACGCGAGACTCGATAGTCTTCGACCCCACCCGTGTATTGGAGGTTGGGATGGGTGGCTTTGAGGATACGCAGAACAGCACGACAATACGCTCCAATGATGGGGGTCTTTGCGTCTGTAACCATGTACCCGGTAGCCCGGTTGAAGGCTGCTTGTTCGATCGAGGTGCCTCGGGGGGCCATGCTCAGATGGAGTTTCGGCAGAGTCCGTAACGGGTCCTGCATAGTTGTGTCATTGGTCGGGTTGACATACACGCGCCCCAAGAAGGTCACAAGGTCACCATCCAAAGGATGCACGACCTCAGATTTAAGTTTATGACCTAACTTTGCGGCCACTTCCTCCAGAACTTTCGCATATCCGGGAAAATTGACTCTAATCCTGTCATCAGATGCACCTAACACCCAGTTGTTTAGATTCTTCCACGCCATTTTGGGCGTCTGTCCTAGTTGACGTAGTGCAATATAATCATGACGCAGGGTCACGAGATTATTATCGTTGGTTGTTCCTGGAGAGCCACTCAGCTGAGAGGTTCCCGGGTTATACACCACGCCATTTGCCGTAGTCCCTTTTCTAGGCCTATCCTTCCGCAATATTTCCATAAGCTGCACCTTGTAATCCGGATGGACCCAGCGCATGTAAGCTTTCTCTTTGAACCGTTTGTCGTCATCTGATACGTTGCCATCCAGTCGATGGTAATCAGAGAGGATCAATCCATAAGGATGAGACATCAAATGCTGTACACGTGCGACGATTTCCGAGGGTGTCATAGACGAGCCGAACCACGGATACTTCTTCAACACCATATCCTTGAAGGGGTACGTGAATGTGCTGTAGAGGCTCTGGTGGGCGGAGTCGACCGTACTGATGTTTCTCGGGTCGGTTGGCGCATTGTATGCTTCCTTCTTGATAAACGACTTGACGTTGTTCTTGTAGCCATAGGTCAAGGAGGCAGCGACTATAGCAGCGCGGCCTTTTTG